GTAATACATAAGGTTTAGCGGCTGCAGCTTAAATGAGGCTGCAGCTCACGAACCCGCTTCGGACCAGAAGGGTTACTTCCGTTCTGATGCTCCAGCGGGCTCATAAGCTCATGTAAACCAACCACGACGTGTTTTTTATTCACAGTGCGTCGAACTGTGAAGGATCCGGTCGGAAAGGCCTCCGTTCGCTCGGGATCTGCATCCCAAGCAAAACGATTTAGCCTTTCCCAACCATTCATTCTACGGTCCTTAGGTCTTGAGTATGGCTTTAAGCCTTTAATCTCATCCCTTTGGAGCTTAGATGAATACCGCAGCTTATGAGCATTGGCTTCACGAATATGGTCATTAGACCAAGTCGTGAACCCCATTATTGGGGATGTACTAGAAACAAGGGGTAACCAACCCACTTGACTAGTTATCAACTTATCTAAATAAGTCGATGCATGCCACCATGCTTCTCGATGAAAGTAATTCGAGTAAGCAACATAAGCTGTGAGTACGGTGATATCCGGGTTGCGGGTCCATACTTTCTTGAGTTTCTGTGGTGTAACGTCCACGCCTTTATAAGCGTCGACTCCACATGACTCTCGAAAGTACCCGTTGGAGCAACTTTTCGACTCGTTCACGAGTAAGCCATTGATAGTCAAAACATCAATAGCTTCATCCGTCAGCCAGATGGGGACGATTATATCGTCACCATAGACGAAAACGGAGCGGAAAGCTTGCTGGCGTGGCATACCTAATGCAATAAATCGTCCCACGATCAGGCTATAATAACATATAGCCTGAACAGGAAAGGTTAGTGCATTACCCATGGGAGCATACTTCTTAAGCTCCCTGGTGCCATTTGGTGTTTCGATGTTGGCAGAGCGGCTGTTTTTCAGCCACTGCCATATAGATGTCTCATTAAATAAGTCTTCGACTAAAGTTAATGAGAGCAGGTCCGACGCTGATTTAAGATCCAGCGTGGCCCATCGACCATCTATAGAGCCACTGAGTGCCAATTCTCCATTAATGCGTTGATCAGTGAAATTCACCTGACCACGCGTAATAGGATGACTCTCAATGTACTGGTAAAGCGGACATCTAAGCGCTTGTTGGTACGCCATTTTCTCATGAGGTTCAGCGGAAATAATCCGTGGACCCCGAGAATCTTTGGGTACCATCATTAGCTTAGAAGTGCCGTGATCTCCTTGATAAGGGAGATCCCAGTATTGCTCCCAATCATCAAACAAGTGCCGCTGGTTATAATAATAAGAAATGTGGTACGGATACAGGGCATCCAATTCTGGATAGAATTGAGATGGTCTGTACCTCTCCCACGTTTCCACACCAGTAGCACTAACACCAGGACCATTTTTAAGCGCGATTTCATCGAGACAAAACTCCTTAAATAAGGTGTTGACTGTCTCCTGCGCATAAAAGATGGACGCCATCACTTCAGGATTCATTGGTGGGCGTTCACACATGTGATCGCAAGCCACAAAATTGTCCAGAAATGATCCAACAATGTCGTCAGTGTAGTCCAACTCGTATTTGTAGAAAACAAATGCAAGTTGTCGCAGTGTGCTAATTGCATGCACACATGCGTCCTCACGAACATTTCCACTACTGGTGAAGACTTGTATGAGTAACCCATAAAGAAAACATGGGAGCCTCGTACCTTTGCGTTTCTTAAAAGCGCTAGGGCACTGATACATACCTGATAGGAGGCCAGAATCAACGGCCTTACCTAATGCAGGTAACGTCTTCGTCAGGAAGCTCATACCCTCGGAAAGGGTACGTCGAGATATTAACTTAATATCTCGATTCGCTTCAAGAAGCGGATACTCGTGACGATTACATACATCTAACAACATGTTGCGCATGAGGCCCACCATAAAGGTGGTCTGGCTGTTAAGGTTTCCTTTCATAGGTTTCCTCCAGCTTCTCATGCCACAGCAGGAGCACGGGGGAGCATAAGCTCCCCCTTGCCAACTGATAAACCATTAATCGGTGGGTACAAAACCTCCGGTTATGGTTGCCATATGGGTGTCTAACACGTCCTTAAGACGTGTGTAGAGTAGATCTATGTCTGCTTGTGCGATTCCCTTTCGAGGGAATGCAATAACAGCATGGACCGTTCCTGTACGAGGAACCCCATCCGAATCATCCACTACCATACCAAAAGACACAAGATGGCGATCAACGCCGTCATCGTCTTTTGCAGGTGTGTGAGCGATACGTAAAGTTTCTGGATTAGATAGCGTAGAGCTACTACTCCGGAAAGTGGCTTCGTTCTCGAGAAATGAAATCGCGAGATACGAATCATCAGTTGTGCCGTTAGATACGGCAAGTGCTGTAGTCATAAGAAAACCTCGTTATACGTTAAAGCGTATAGGCATCCGAAATTTCTTAATTACTTGATTCTAGTAATTAAGAGGGATGCGGACAACGCCAGTTGAGTGGGCCCAAATCGGGCACCACTAGTGAAGTATGTACCGGATTCAGGGGTACATTTCTTTCGGATATACAAGCTATTACTTCCAAGAGCAGTTTGCTTTTGGACTCGAGTGCCGTATTCATTACAGGCCTTCGAGTAGTCTACTCTTACGTAGGCAACGTGAGTTGCTTTGTAAGAGTAATAGCATTGTATTACATCCAATTTCACTTTTACGACATTTTGGTTAAATTGTCGCAAAAATGCCCCAACTGGAACAATCCAATCGAGGATGAAGGTAAATGGAATAGAATCCCATATAACTTCATAATTTAGATGTAGGCCCACCATGTCGCGTATAGCATTAAGTTTCGCCAGATCAGAACGTAGATCTGTTAGAATGCGATACTTGTAATGCATGCCACAATGGAGAGTAGCTTTTACAGTAGAATACTGTTTGATGTTCATGAACGACTGACTATATCTAGTAGTCGTACTCTTGGCATCATCTAGTACCTTCTTGTAATGCTTACTCTGGACTTCTTCTGACTGCTTAATGAATTCGTCGATTCTTTGACGATATTCCATAAGAGACAGAATAGTTTCCTTCACATCTTGAATCATTGGTTTTAAACCGAATGTGTATGCCAAATGCGAATCAGAGAACGTTTTAACGTACTCCTTCGCATCTTGCAACGTGACTTTACGTCGTCTTTTATAACGATAGCGAAGTCTTCGGGCCAATTTCGACCATTTCCCAATGGACGTCAAAAGACGTGGCAAATCTCGAAACTCTAACAAAGCATTAGTTAGAGATATGGAGCCTTCTAAGGAAGGCTGCATACTTTCGAAAGCCTCGGCGAGGAAATTCCTCACTTCAAGATGTGCGGGCTCGGTGGGAAGCACCAACTGTGCCTCACTAAGGGCGAACAGCCCATGTAAGGCATTGTTGTACTGGAAGTACTGTGCCGCATTTGGCCCACAAGCAAAATTTAAATACTCATTCCTAACATCCGTTGTACGATGCGTACAATCGCGGACATAGGGAACTTTGTATCTAAAACGCTGTGGTCCGGTTTCCCAAAAAATAGTACCGGTGTCGATCGTTTTATAGATGGAACCATAATCCGATCCGCCGGTAGGGGCACCAGAACAGTTGTAGTTCGTGTACGAACCTCCAGGCGCATAATACGAGTTATCGTATTTACGCAGCTTCATAGCCATGTGATCCTCCTTGAATCCGATACGGC